GTTTATAATAAGAAACTAATTTTAAATTAGTATACAAGAGGGGGCAGATAACTGCCCCCTCTTTCTTATTGACAATGTGAATTTGTAAATGGTACAATAAATATCATGGACAACATTATCGATAAATATAAATTTTCCTCAAAAGAAGAGCTTTTCCCAGGCGTGTGGGTTTATAGAGACGCAATTAAAAAAGACCTAAATGTAATTGAACGACTCAATCAAATAGGTGAGTCTGCTATTAAAGATAACGATTCAAGATTTCTTTGGACATTTGGGTTTGTAGGATATAGCGAAAAAAGACCAGACTATAGAGATTGCGAAGATATAAAAGTAGGAGATATTCCTAATCCAAGAACAGAAACAGAAAAGCTTGTTTCTGAACTATGGAAAGATCTTAAAGAGTCGCAAGATTTAGCAGTACAAGATTACTGTGCAAAGTTTAATGTTAAAATGAATTACTGGGAAGTAATGAATTGCATTAGATATGGGGAAGGGCAGCACTTCCAAGAACATGCAGACCATGGATTTTCATACAGCGCTACCGTCTCACTTGTTGCCTATGTCAATGATGATTACGAGGGAGGAAATTTATATTTCCCTAAGATTGGTTTAGACATTAAACCACGAGCTGGTGACCTCTATATATTCCCGTCTACTTATTTATTTTCTCATAGAGCTATGCCAGTTAAGTCTGGAATGAAATTTTCAATTGTTACTATGTTAGACTATAATGACCATTCTCATAGACAAGAGTTTATGGAAATGAGATCTAAATGGGTAGAGGAAGACGCTAAGTCTGGCAAAAATTCGTATGTATGATATAAAGGCTTTTGAGATAAGAGAAGGCTATGGCATAGTCGAGCCACTTTCTATAAAAAGAAAATGGATGGATGATACTTGGGAAGCCCATGCATACAAATGTTTCCCAGTCGGACTAACTAATCAGCTTGGATGGTCAATTTCATTTCCAGAAGATATAAGTTTTATATGGGACGGAATAAGCGATGCTAGTCCAGATCACGTAAAGATTATTTCTGGAGAAAAGTATGCTTACTCAGGAAGAGCAAATGGTACAATTAGTTTTAATACTGGCATAATGTTTAAAACTCAAGAAAATCTAAGTCTATTGTCTATGCCAGTTCCAAATCTATTTTTTGATGGAGCAGTTCCATTTACTACGCTTATTAGCACTTCTTTTTTTAGGGGAGAGCTTCCAGTAGCTTGGATGATTACAAAACCAAATGAGGTTATAACTATAAAAGCTGGAACTCCCGTAATAACTATATTGCCTATAGATTTAGCAGAACTTCAGGGCTCTGAAGTAAATTTTGAGTCTATGAATAATCTACCAGAGAGTAAGTTTGACCCAAATGAATATTCTGACATAATTTATGAGCTAAATAGATCAGGGGTGTGGTCAAATTTTTATAGAGACGCTGTAGACCACTTAAAAAATTCAATAGGCAAGCATCAGATAAAAGCAGTAAGACTTTCAGTAAATCCCATAAAAAATAAAAAATAGTGTGGTAAAATTAATTATAGAGGAAAGTGGAATAAATGAAAACACAAAATGCATGGAATAACGACAGACCAATATCTATTACACCTTCTGGGTTTTTCGGTAATTCTACAGATAATATAGTTGAAATTAAAGATTTTCTTTCACTAGAAGAAAGAAAAAGACTTATGGATTTTGCGCTATCGAATAAAATCTGGGACATAACAGAAACACATGTAGACGAAGACGGCCTTGTATTGTATGACCACAAAGTATGGGAAGATAGAGTCTGTACTATTAATTCTTTAAGAGAATCAGACCCAAGCATATTAGAACTTATATATAGCATGATAGACAGACTTAAAATTGAAGTAGATAAATTTTTTGATGTTGACGCAAAAGAAACTGGTCCTGCTATTGTAAAGTGGCCGATTGGTGCTAGACAAGAACCTCATGCAGATAAAGAATTTCATTCTGGCCCAGAAAAAGGAAGACCAAACGACTTTCCTTGGTATGATTTAGCTGGACTATTTTATTTTAATGATGACTATGAAGGCGGAGAACTTTATTTTCCTCAGCATGGAATTGAGTTCCAGCCAGTAGCTGGAGCCGCATATTTTTTCCCAGGTGATATGCACTACACACACGGGGTAAGACCAGTAAAATCTGGCAATAGATTTACATCGCCATTTTTTTGGACGATTTCTAAGCATACGGGAGATAGACAGCCATGAGTAAATTAGATTATATAGAACTATATCCAAAGGTTGAAGTTTATAAAAATGTATTGGCTGATCCAGAAAAAATGTATCAGGTAATGAAAGATTCAGAAAGAAATTCTGAAGGCAAACACTTCTTAAAGTCGTGGGACCCATGGGCACATTTCGGAACCTACACTCAAAAAAAGAATCCTCAAGAAATAGTAACTGGCCAAGAGTCTGATGAAATGTTTATTCGAGAAAAAGAATTTGTACAAGAAGTAGAAGACGCATACAGCAAGGTTCTAATGGACTATGTTGATAGGCATGGAATAGAGTTACCAGATGGATGGAGATTTAGTGGATGCTCTTATTCAAAATATAATCCTCAGATTAATACATTAGACAATAACATGACAATGCAGTATCACACAGATCACATAACTTCTCAAAAAGATATGCCTGGAGATAAGTTTTTTATAACATGCACTATGTATATAAATGATGATTATGATGGCGGAGACATAGAGTTTTATGTTGGCGGAGAGCTTATTAATCATAAGCCAGTAGCTGGAGATATTTTGGTATTCCCATCAGTAGAGCCATACTATCACGGCGTAAAAACTATTGAAAAGAATGAAAAGTTTTTTGTTAGAAACTTTGTAATGATTCCATTTGATGGAACAAAAGAGTGGCTTGAAAACCAAAAAAGATTTGGTGCATATAAGTGGGCTCAAATGGAAGCAGAAAGAATAAAGCATGAGGACCCAAGAAACATGAGATACTTGGAAAATGGAAAGCCTACGCTATATGATGATTTGGCTAATGTAAATGGAGGCAATAAATAATGGAAAGAGACATGGTGATAACAAGGCATAAGCCAGACATTGTTGTCTATGATAACTTCTTGACTCCAGAAGAGTGCGCTGCAGTTATTAAAGTCCTAGACATAAAAATGCAAAAAGAAGAATTAAAGTGGATGCCTATTTCTTTCTACGAATCATATTCATCTGGAATGCCAGAAGTCAATGATCCAGATACAATCGCCTGTGGATTACCAGGAGATTTTTTCCAAGTATTAAGACAAAGAGTTATTGACGCAACAGCCGATATGGCTGGTAAAAATCCTGAGCAAATGTCACAAATTAGTTGGCACTCTCAAAGATGGGCACCAGGTGCATTTGCAAACATGCATTCAGACAATACAGATAACGAAGGCAAGTCTGGCGCATTTACAAGAAGTAGATATGCAACATTTATTTATTTAAATGATGATTTTGAAGACGGAGTTTTAAATTTTAAGCATGGATTGACTATTGTTCCAAAAACTGGAAGGATGGCAACATTTGCTGGAGGATTTGAAAATACTCATGAAGTCACAACTGTAAAGAAAGCAATTCGATACACTCTCGGATCTTTTTGGGATGATAGAGAAGAGTCAGACTATCCACAAGAATTAAGAGATGAATGGGCAGCCGAGCTTGCTGAAGTAAGAGCATATCAAAAAACAGAGGCTGCAGAATGGGAAGCTATTAGAGAAGAAGGATTAAGAATAACCGCTCAGGGTGAAAAGTATCCAGCTAAGGAAGTTGAGTAATGCAAAAAAATGTAGAGTTTAAACAATTTATAATGTTTGACCTTCAAGTTCTTTCTCCACAGATTTGGTATTGGGAAAACACTTTAAGTTTTCCAGTAGAATTAAAATCATTTATAGACAAGATCGATGAAGAGCCACTGTCTTACTCTAGAATATCTAAGTGGGAAAATTGGACAGCTAGCAATGATACGAGCTTAGTTTATGGTAAAACAAAAAATATAGATCGCTCTAAGCTAAAAACATCTACTGGCTCTGATATAGTAGACAAAAAAACTCTTTACATAGCAAATAGCTTCTTAATGGCTTTTGAAATGTGTACAGATAGGTACCTTGATGGCCAAGGTCTTGACAAAAGCAAGTATAGTCTAGATATAGATAATATCAAAATAAAGGCTTGGAATGAAGGGCAGTCGATGGGACCACATTTTGATGGTCAAGATGGACATACAGACTTAGCCTTTTCGCTTGTAGCATATATTAATGACGACTATGAAGGTGGAGAAATTAGTTTTCCAAATCATAACATAACAGTAAAGCCTAAAGCTGGTAGCATGATTATGTTCCCTTCTCAGGAGCCGTTTGTACATGAAGTAAAACCAATTATATCTGGCACAAGATACATGAGCCCCGCACACGTATACATTAAGTAATTAGGTGGTATAATAAAAAAATGGGTGAAACAGGAAAAGGATTTAGATATCCTCAATATACAGATACTCCAGATGTCCCTAGGGACCTTGGGTACCTTGCTGCCGATGTAGATGCATACTTAGATGATCATCCAGGGCCACAGGGCCCTGCAGGGACCTTAGAGATAGGCTCTGTAACAACCGTTAGCGCAACAACTCCAGCTTCAGTTGTGAATGTTGGTACTGCATCAGCAGCTATATTAAACCTTACTTTGCCTAGAGGAATAGATGGAATTATCGGTGGGCCTGGGCCATCTAATGTTTTAGAAATAGGAACAGTGGTAGAGGGTGGATCTGCAAGCGCAACTATTACTGGCACTAGTCCATCACAAGTTTTAAATCTAGTTTTGCCTCAAGGACCAGCGGGACCACAAGGGCCAGTTGGTCCACAAGGCCCTACAACCTTGGCAATTGGAACAACGACAACAGGTGCTCCAGGAACAAACGCTTCGGTAACAAATACTGGAACCTCTACAAACGCAGTTTTTGCATTTACCATTCCTAGAGGTGCTACAGGCGCAACTGGCGCCCAAGGTCCACAAGGAATTCCTGGTTCAAGCGCAACAATAGATCCAGTTCCTACAACAATATCTTTGAATATACCAACTTCAAATGGTTTGGGTGTAAATTCTAACTGGTACCCAACATTTAACAACCTTTACAATCTTGGTCAGCCAACAGATACGCCAAACGGAGTCACATCTAATAGATTTTGGAAAACAATATATTCAAATACTGGAACAATTAATACATCAGACCAGAGACTAAAAACTAATGTTGTTGGCTCCAACCTAGGCCTTGAATTTATTAATGATTTAAATCCAGTAAGCTATAAATTTATTGAAGGTGGAAAAGAAATAGTCGATGGAGATGTTGTTTCAGTCCCTGGACTAAGAACGCATTATGGACTTATTGCTCAAGAAGTAAAAGAAGTTCTAGATCAGGCTGGCGTAGAAGATTTTGCTGGCTGGGTAAAAATGGATATGGAAGAAGAAGACTCAATGCAGGGTCTTAGATATGATCAGTTTATAGCGCCATTAATTAAGGCAGTACAAGAGCTTACAGCGAGAGTTAAAGCACTAGAAGAGATCTAAGACATGTCATACAAATACACTGTCTTACAAGATAACCCGCTTGCATTTTTTTTGCTAGATGAAGTTAGGTCTGGTGATGTTGGGGTATATTCTAATTTAACGACTCTTTATGCTACCTATCAAGACTTAAAAGATAATGGAATTTCTTATGCAGCCATAAGCGGTTTGCCAATTATAGATTACTCTGGAAATGCAATGGAGGGCTATGCGCTAAATACCTCCGATATGGAGGTTCTTCCTATTATTGGGGCGGGAGTTAGAGGAACTGAAATAAATGAAGATACAACCATACAGCTAAAAGCTTTAGGAGTTGCAACAAGTAAAAAGCCAGACAGCCCCTTTTCATTTGAGATATGGTTTAGTCCAAGCATAAATGACCTAGAAGAGTACTTAATTTTAGGAGACTCAGAAAATCAAATAGGCCTATTCTATTTAAATGAGAATGTTATATTTAAGTGTTCAGAAGAAATCTATCTTAATCATAAGGTTCCCAAAATACAGGCAATGCATATAATAGGGGTATTCTCAAAAAATAAATTATCTCTGTATATTAATGGAAAACTTGCCGTAGAAAAATTTATAGAAAACGGATTTAAATTTATTAACGATTCTGTTAACTTAAATATTGGTCCTGCAAATTCTGGCATGAAATTTATAGTTGATTCAGCAGCAATATATGACTATGAAATAAATGAAGAAATAGCAGCTAAGCATTATAAAGCTGGATACAAAGAAACAAAATACTCTCAAATTGTTTATACCAATGAAGGAATACTTTTTTCTTTAAACTCTTTGTCCATAAGACCAGATGTTTCATATAGATATCCTGGAATAAAGTTGTTAGAAAACTTAGTGTCTGGAGACGCATACTATAACCCAGCTTTAAATAGAATAGAGTTTGCTTCAACTGAAACACCAGAGCAAAAATCTTTTACGTTCGAAGAAAGGCTTTATGTATCAAGTCCAGAATCAATAGTCTCTTCTAGACTTAAGTATGGGCAGGATGTTGAAAATATTTTGGTTGAGGTTAGAGTTCCAGGACAGGAGTGGGAGGTATGTAAAAATAATTCTCCGCTACCCTACTTTAATAAAAATGAAAATTCAAATAGCTCAATTTTAGATCTACGTGTTACTATGACTACAGAAGACTCTTCTTTTGACCTACCATATTTTGACGGTTTAGAAATAGACCTTTACTCAAATAAAGACTTCTATGCAGATAATTCTGGTTCAAAGATTTACTCAGAATATGACTATTCTTTAGGACACTATAATTATCCAGTTAGGATGCAGAATAAATATAACGGTCTTTCCATGTACAATGGACACGGCTTCTCAGTCGATATTCCGATTAGCCCAAGAACAATAGAGCTATTTGTTACCCCAAGAGGCACAAACAACGTATTGTTCTCGTCAAGCTCATCTGAGCTTTCATGGTCAAGCTCAGGCCTAATTAGCAAAACAGGAATTCAATCAATCTATGTAAACGGAATAGATCGCACAGGTGAAGCAAACATATCTTCATTTCTTCTTGAAGGAGTGTCACACCATATAATTATTGTTTTAGACTCAGCAGCAGATAATATTAAGTTTAATCAAAATCAATCTGGCTCCGTGTATGGGTCATCAAGCACATACAACAATATAGCATTTTACGTAAAAGACTTTACCGAGTCAGAAGCTCAGCACAATTACAAGCTGTATTGCTCAGACAATTCTTTCCTAGTGGATGACCCAGGCATAACTATATCTGAAAGTAACACTGGGATTGACGGTACCCCTAACTTTGTAAGGATTTTTGACTAACCTAATACCAGAATTTGCAAAAAGTGTCACTTGTTGGTACGCAAGCTGGACTTTTGCTAAGAACAATGGTAAACTATTTAACATATGGACATCTTAAATCAAAAAAGCCAAGTAATCGAGGAAACTACTCTCGGAATATACGTATGGGAAATGCCAGACGGACGATGGATCGGTGACGACGACGGTAACTTTCTTTCAATAACTTCTAAAAAAGGAAACCGTTCAAGAATGGCTTTGTTAGCAGATGCAGTAAGACACTATGGAATTTATGAAGGCCAGCCTAAGTTTTTGTCTGGAAGAAGAAAGATTGACGACGAAGAGTTTGAATATCAGAATCAAAGACTTAAGTGGGGTCTTACTCCAGACCCTCTTGATATCGGAGAGTATAAAGATTCAGTATTAAGAGGAGGAGCTGTTAAATGACACAGTTTCTAGAAGATGGACCAGAAGATACATATGAGGTTTCTGTAAAAAATAGCTCAGACCTTTTCTCATTTAAAAAAGAAAAAGAACACGTAGACCCGTTTGCTATTGGAATGGATGAGCTAAAAAAGGTAAGAGGGCTCGGCACCAATTTTAAAAGAAAAGTAAATAGAGATTTTGCAAAGTCATTTACTGGTAAAGATGGAGCAGCAACACAGCAGAATCTTCTTCAGCAAGCTGTAACTGGCTATGCAATGTTTGACCTTGTTCAGCCAATATATAATTTAGAATACTTATCTCAGATTTATGAAGTTTCAACATACAATTATGCTGCAATCAACGCAAAGGTGGCAAACATTGTTGGTCTAGGATACTCGTTCACAGAGACTAGAAAAACTAATGACGCTATAGACGCTATAACAGATACAAAGCAATTAGAACGAGCTAGAAGAAAGCTAAATAAGCTAAAGCAGGATTTGCAAGAGTGGCTTGATACCACTAACGATGAAGATACTTTTACTGAAACACTAATAAAGGTTTACACTGATCTAGAGGCTACAGGAAATGGCTATATTGAAATTGGTAGAACAACAGCAGGAGATATAGGGTATATCGGTCATATACCAGCAAAGACAATGCGAGTAAGAAGACTCCGTGATGGCTTTATGCAGCTGCTTTACGGCAAGGCTGTATTCTTTAGAAACTTTGGAGACCTAGATACACCTAATCCAATTGGCGATGTTGAAGATCGTCCAAATGAAATTATTCATCTAAAGAAGTACACACCAATGAACAACTATTATGGAATTCCAGATATAGTTGCTGCACAGATGTCTTTGGCTGGTAACGAGTTTGCTGGAAGATATAACCTTGACTACTTTGAAAACAAGGCGGTCCCAAGATACATTATTACAGTAAAGGGAGCAAAGCTTTCTCCAGAGTCAGAAAGAAAACTGCTAGAGTTTTTCCAGGTTGGATTAAAAGGCAAGAATCATAGATCCTTGTATATTCCACTTCCAGCAGATACTCCAGACAATAAGGTTGAATTTAAAATGGAGCCAGTTGAAGCTGGTGCCCAAGAATCTTCATTTAATATATATAGACAGTCTAACAGAGACGAGATACTGCTAGCTCACCGTGTCCCAATTAATAAAATTGGAACTCCAGAGGGAGTTAATTTAGCAGTTGCAAGAGACGCAGACAAAACATTTAAAGAGCAGGTTTGCCGTCCAGCACAGATGAGACTAGAAAAAAGAATTAATGCAATAATTGAAGAAAAGACTGACGCCCTAAAGATTAAATTTGAAGAACTTACATTAACTGATGAAGATACACAATCTCAGATAGATGAAAGATATCTTAGAATGCAGGTAATTACCCCTAATGAGGTAAGAATTAGAAAAGGCATGATTCCCGTAGATGGCGGAGATGAAATGGTAGAGCTAAAGCCTCAGCAGGCTGCCGATCAGAGAGCTAATGCTGGCAAGACAAGAGCCAGGGATTCAGAAAGATCTGCCGCTTCTTCAGATAAAGTTGGAGAAGGAAGAAATGCCAAAGGTGAAGGAAATAGGGTCGACTAAATCTAATCAACTGCTATTTGCATTTTTAGATAGACACGTATAAAATTAAGCATATGAACATTGAAAAATCTCAATGGTCCTCAGAAGGCCAAAATATACACCTCTCTGTCCCATTCACAAAAGTGAACAGAGAGACAAGAACAGTCTCTGGTTTTGCTACACTTGATAACGTAGACCAAACAGGAGACGTCGTAACTGCTGAAGCTAGCTTAAAAGCATTTGAAAGTTTTAGAGGAAACTTAAGAGAAATGCATCAGCCATTGGCCGTAGGTAAAGTTGTTTCGTTTAAACCAGAAACATTTTATGATGTCAAATCTAAAGAATTTTATAATGGAGTTTATGTAACTTCTTACATTTCAAAAGGCGCACAAGACACTTGGGAAAAAGTTTTAGATGGTACTCTTACTGGTTTTTCAATCGGCGGAAAGATTAAAGAATCAGATAACGAGATCAATAAGGCTACAGGACAAACTGTAAGATTCATTAAAGAATATGATCTTGTTGAACTTTCTATTGTTGATTCACCAGCTAATGAAATGTGCAATATTGTATCAATTGAAAAAATGAATGGCCAACTTATATTTAAGGGTATGGCTGCAGATGTAGTTACTGAAAATATTTTTTATTGCGAAGAAAGCGATTCTGTTTTTATCTCGACAGAAAAAACATACGTCTCTCCAGTTACTGGAAAAGATGCAGCGCTAATTGGATGGGTTGAAAGCTCAGACACAAACAAATCAAAAGAGATAGATAAGATTCTTGCTTCATTTCAGAAGTCAAGAGTTTCGTTGCCTGCAACACAAACAATCGCAAAACAGGCAAACGTACAAGGAGGTAA